AATATATGAGCAGGGCGAAAAGACGCAGGGCGATTCACGTCGCCCACATCTTGGATGCTCTGCCATAGGTCGTGAATGCTCAAGAGAGATTTGGTACAGCTTTAGATGGGCTGGCCAAGTCATGTGGTCAGGCAGAATGCTGAGACTTTTTGACCGAGGTCAAAGAGAAGAGATTGTTTTGGTTGATGCGCTTAAGAGCATAGGGTGCGAGGTGTGGGAGGAGGACCCACGGACGGGTAAGCAGTTTAGAGTTGAGTTTGAAAGCGGACACATAAAAGGTTCTGCTGACGGGGTTTGCCGGGGATTACCCGGCGACCCCAAGACCCCTTACCTGCTAGAGTTTAAGACCCATAACGATAAGTCGTTTAAGCATCTGGTAACGAACGGGGTGGCAGAATCAAAGCCACAGCATTTGGTTCAAATGCTTCTGTACATGAAAGGGCTTAAGCTGCCCAAAGCATTGTATGTGGCTGTGAATAAAAATAATGATGAGTTATACACTGAGGTGATTGAGTACGATGCAAGGCTTGCGGATGAACATCTTGAGAAGGCAAAGGACATTGTTGCCTCTGAGGTTGAACCCGAAAAGATAAGCCAAAGACCAGACTGGTACAAGTGCAAATTTTGCAGCTTTAAGGGCCAGTGTCATTTCGGTGTGCCACTAAGCATGAACTGTAGAACCTGTAATAAGGTAGAGGTTCATGATGAGGGCGAATGGTTTTGCAGTCTATACGGGGATAAGCTCCCGTTGGATAAACAAAAAAAAGGGTGTGAAAGATGGCAGTCAGTTTAAGAGGTTATCAGCAAGAGTCGGTAGATGCTCTCACGAATTACCTACACAGAAAATCAGGGAACCCGTTGTTGGTGCTACCAACCGGTAGCGGCAAGAGCCACTGCCAAGCAGGGTTTATTCAGCAAACATTAAAGCGGTATCCTAACACTAGAATACTTTGCTTGACTCACGTCAAAGAGCTTATTGAGCAGAACGTTGAGAAGGCGCGGCTCTATATGCCGGATGCTGACATAGGCATTTACTCAGCTGGCTTGGGCAAGAGAGAGCTAGATAAGCCACTAACGTTTGCTGGCATACAATCGATTTACAATAAGGAGTTTGAAGCTCCACACCTAGTCATGATTGATGAGTGTCACTTGGTGCCTAAGAAGGGCGATGGCATGTACCTCAAATTGCTTAACAGGCTTATTGAGGACAATCCCAAGTTAAAGGTCATCGGCATGACGGCCACACCCTTTCGTCTGCGCGGGGGAGTTCTTACTGGGGGAAAAGGTAAGATGTTTGATTCGGTGGTTTATGACTTGCCGATTCAAAGGTTGATAGACGAAGGGGTGTTGGCCACCGTGGTGTCTGCTGAGGCAGGGGCAACCATTGATACATCAGAAGTAAAAGTGACCGCCGGGGAATACAACCTAAAGCAGCTGGGGGTAGCAGCTGACCAGGACCACGTTACCGCGGCGGCGGTCACAGACTTACTTAAGCACGGTAAAGGGAGAAAGTCATGGCTTATCTTCTGCGTATCTGTGAGCCATGCAGAGCACGTAAGAGACGCCTTAAGAAGGAAGGGCGTGTCAGTTGAGTGCATCACAGGGGAGACCCCAAAGGACAAGCGCAAGGAGATTCTCGCGGCTTACAAGGCAGGTAAGATTAAAGCTCTTACCAACTGCAATGTATTGACCACAGGGTTTGATGCTCCTGAGACTGACTTGATTGCACTGCTTAGACCCACTGTGTCGCCAGGGCTATATGTACAAATGGTAGGCAGGGGCATGCGGCCAGCCAAAGGAAAAGACAATTGCTTAGTCTTGGATTACGGTGGCAACATTTCAAGGCATGGCCCGGTTGATAACGTGAACATGCCTGAACCACAGGGCGATGGAAAAGGCGAGGCTCCTGTCAAGTTTTGCCCACAATGCTTAGCCGAGTGCCACTTGGCAACCAAAGTGTGTGAGCAATGCGGGCACGAGTTTGAAATGGAGGAAAAGGCACTGGGCAAAAGAGCCAGTCAGTTGTCTATTCTTTCGTCTCAAAGGGAGCTAATAGAATATGAGGTGAGCCGGGTTAAGTATGTCAGGCACCAAAGCCGGGGGAGCGGAAAAGTATCTATGCGCGTAGATTACTATGACGGTCCACTTAAGGCTTGCAGTGAATGGATATGCTTAGAGCATAGAGGATTCTCTAAGCACAAAGCTGAATCATGGTGGCTCAGAAGAGACAAGTACATCGATGATGTTCATGGTGTGCCGCCAACAGTTGAGGAAGCTATCAAGCTAACACCTAGCCTTCTGGAGCCCGTAAAGGTGTATACCAAGAAGGAAGGCAAGTACGAAAGAATCGTGAGGTATGATTTTGAATAGCATGGTTTAGCTTGCCATGCTGCGGCGGCCACGGGTTTTTGTTCACCCTCCTTCCTGTGGTCGTCGCTCTTTAAAGGAACGGGTGAATTTTGTCGGGGGACAATATGACTAAAGTTAAGACAAGTTATTGTCAGGGGTGCATTCGAACGGAAGTAACGCTTAAGCTTACGATGGCAAATGGGCGACCATACTGGTTGTGTAAAAAATGCCTGAACCCTCTGCCGAGGGAATCTTACAAAAAAAATGATGAGTCTGAGTCCAGAAAAGCCTGGGGAGATTCTAAGTATGAAAACAAAGGGTGAACCAATGCAGCACATAGTTATGTACAGCGGAGGGCTAGGTAGCTGGGCTACCGCAAAAATTGTTATTGAAAGGTATGGGACAGAAAACACAACTCTTCTCTTTGCTGACACGCTCATAGAAGATGAAGATCTTTATCGCTTTCTGGACGAAGGGGCCAAGTATCTCGGCGTAGAGTTTACTCGTATTGCCGAAGGCAGAACGCCGTGGGAAGTCTTTCACGATACGAGGTTTCTCGGTAATAGCCGAGTAGGCAACTGTTCAAAGATTCTCAAAAGAGAATTTATTCATAAGTGGATAAAGAAAAGATACAAGCCAGACGAATGCATTATGTATCTAGGCATAGATGCAACAGAAGAGCAGAGATTAATAAGGGCGCAAAAATGGTGGGACCCTTATGTTGTGGAGTCACCACTAACAGAGCCGCCTTTTTATGATTATGCAACCCTGAAGAAATGGCTAGAGGATGCAGGCATCGAGCTGCCATCTCTGTATAAGCTTGGCTTTGCGCATAACAACTGCGGCGGCTTTTGTGTTCGTTCTGGCCAAGGGCAGTTTGCTCACCTGCTTAAAGTTTTTCCAGAAAGATATGCTTACCATGAAAAGAAGGAGGAGGAGATAAGAGAATACCTTGATGCCAATGTGGCAATACTCAGGGACAGGAGAGGAGGGAAGTCTAAGCCAATGACACTTAAAGATTTCAGGGCAAGGCTTTCCGAGAAAGATAAAAATTTAAATCTATTAGAATGGGGCGGGTGCGATTGCTTTGCCCCGG